GGCATCGAAGTGACGGACGAGATGATCGAGATCATGCGCAACGATAAATTGCGCCAGTATCAGATCGACGTTGAAACAGACAGTACCGTTTTCGCCGACGAGGAAGAAGTAAAGCGCACGCGGGTCGAGTTCGCCAACGTGCTTGGCGGGTATCTAATCAAAGCCGTCGAGGCGACCCAGGCAGCTCCAGAAATCACGCCGATTGCGTTCGAGATATTGAAGTTCGTTGCCGGCGCATGGAAAATCGGGCGCAATTTCGAGGACGTGCTCGATCAGACTGAAAGCGAAGTCATGCAACAGCTTCAGGCGCTGCGCCAGCAACCGCCGCAGCCCTCGCCGGAAGAACAAGTCCAGCAACAGAAAATCATGGCCGAGCTGGAGCGCGAGAAGCTGAAGCAAGAGGGCAAGCTCACCGATATTGCATCGCGTGAACGCACCGAAGCCGCCAAGATCCAAGAGGAAAGCCGCGCATCGAGCGAACGAGTGCGGTCGAAGGAAGATTTGGCGATGCTCGACGCCGAGTTGCGGATGGCAGAGCGAAACCGTGACATATAGAACGAACTACCAACAGATAAAATGGTCGCCCCGAGCGTCGAGGCGAGGTCTGTCAAATGCTGCGGATAAACCCTTTCGCAGTGGATTGACGATCATTCACGAGATCGATTCTTTTTTGAGTCCGATTGATGGCAGTGTAATTGGAAGTAGACATCAATTGCGCGAACACGAAAAACGACATAACGTGCGCCAGATCGGAAACGATTGGTCGGGGAGTACCCGGCCAGATAACTGGGATAAGGTAACCAATGGCCGAAGCTGAGACCAGCACCCCGGAATCGGGGCCAGCGTCAGGATCAGAATCGTCATCAGAAGCCATCACGCTTGATGGTGTTCTGGAGAGCGTTATCAATGGAGAGTTCACGCCCGGCGAAAGTGGACCCACTCCGATCAACCCCAAGACGATCGCCGGGGAGACCACCAGCGCGGAAGAAGTCGAAGTCGATACCGACCCATCGGATGGAACCGCCGAGGGCCAACAAGAGGACGTTGACGCAGAGGCCACTCCTGAAGGGGATATTCTAGAATCCCAAGAGGAGCCAGAGCCCGATGCACTGTCTGCGCCCAAAACATGGCCCGCTGAACACCGCGAGGCGTTTGCCGAACTCCCCGAGGAGCAGCAGAACTTTATGCTCCAGAGGGAAAAGGAGCGCGATGCGGCGTTCACTCGTAAGACAACTGATCTTGCAGAGCAGCGACGTAAATTTGAAGGCATTGAGGGTGTGCTTGCGCCTTACGCCGAGCAGATGAAATCGCATGGCATATCAGAGGCCGAGTACGTCTCGCGCCTTATGAGCTATGACCACGCGCTTAGGTACAACCCTCAAGCAGCCATTCAACAACTCGCCCAGCACTACGGGATCGACTTGTCGAACGATTCGGGTGCGGATTGGTCAGATGATCCTGATCCGCAATTTCAGCAACTGCAACAGCAGCTAAACTCGCAGAACGCCGAAATCCAACACTTCAAACAAGCGCAACTGGATCGTGAACATCAACAAATTTCGGGTCAGGTTGAGAATTTTGCCACCGAAACCGACACTAACGGCAATCTCAAGCACCCGCATTTTGAGGCCGTCCGCGAACGCATGGGGCGCTTGGTAAATTCGGGAGAGACCACGGACCTCCAGGTTGCCTATGACATGGCGGTACGTCTGGACAATGATTTGTACAAGCAAACCATCCAGGCGGAACGCAAGGCGGTTGCCGCCCAGGAAGAAGGTCGCCGCAAGGCGGCTGTCGACAAGGCGAAAAAGGCCGCGCCGGGGCATACCAGCGGAATTCCACCTAGTGGTTCCGTAAAGGAGACCGATCTCGACTCAATTTTACGCGCGAGGATTGGCGAGGCCACAGTGAGCTAGCTTTTGTTGCTCCAGATGGGAGCAAGCCAATATGGCTACTTCTCCGAACTCTACATATACGGAGATCGTGACCACGACGCTCGCCGGCTATTCCAAGACGATGGCCGACAACGTGACCAACAACAATGCGTTGTTGCGCCACATAGACCAGAACGGGAACAAGTCTCCCGCGACGGGTCGCACCATCGTTCAGGAGCTTGAGTACGCGGCCAACTCGACCACCAAGTGGTATTCGGGTTATGAGGTCTTGGACACAAGCACGTCGAACGTCTTCACCGCCGCCGAGTTCAACTACAAGCAGTTGGCGGGTAATGTCGTTATCTCAGGTCTTGAGCAGGTCGAGAACAGCGGCCCCGAGCAGATTTTCAATCTTCTCAAAAGCCGTATTCGCAATCTCGAAAAGTCGCTCAAGAATGACATGGCGACTGCGCTTTACGCGGATGGCACCGGCACTGATTCCAAGGAGCTTGGTGGCCTGCAATTGATCGTTCCGGGGACCGTGGGCAACACGGTTGGCGGCATCAATTCCGGCACCTATACCTTCTGGGCCAATCAGGTCTATGACTTCTCGACGGAAGGCGTGACTGCTTCCGCTACCACGATCCAGACGGCCATGAACACTCTTTGGCTCGCCTGCATTCGTGGCGCGGATCGTCCTGACGTGATCGTCGGAGATACCAATTATTTTGGTTTCTACTGGTCTTCGCTTCAGACGAACCAGCGGTTTACCTCTGACGAGTCGGCGTCGGCGGGCTTTATGAACCTCATGTTCATGGACGCCCCGGTGTACTACGACGATCAATGCCCCTCGAACAAGATGTACATGCTCAACACGGATTACCTGTTCCTGCGTTATGCACAGGGCCGTGAATTTGTGCCTCTCGGCGAGAAGGCTTCTGTCAACCAGGACGCTTTGGTGATGCCGGTGGCATGGGCGGGGAATATGACCGTCTCGAACCGCGCTCGTCAGGGCGTCATCCAGGCGTAGGAGGACTAAATGGCCTATACCACCCAATCGGCGGTCGGCATCGATTTTGATGGCGGGACGGAATCTACCCCATCCCAGGCCATCGGAACGCGGATGCTCGGCACCGACAATTCGACGTGGCTTTACATCACAGCCGGCTCGGCCGTCGCACAGTATGACGTTGTAACGGTGACCGAGGCGTTTTCGGGAGTGCCCTGCACGAAGGCGCTCATCGATGACGGCCACATCGTCGGGGTCTCTCCAGCCGCGATTAGTTCCGGTGAATATGGTTGGGTCCAGCTTACGGGTGTTTGCACTCTTAACGTGCTGGCGTCCGCTGCTGCTGACGCGACCCTCTATTCGTCTGCTACTGCTGGCAGTCTGGACGATGATTCGACTTCCCAAACCGCCGTCAACGGTCTGTTTCTTACGACCGCTCGCAGCGGTACTGCGGGATCGGCGGCAGGCATGGGAACGTGGCCCATGTCGGCAGCTATCTAGCCAGAAAAGGAGTGGGGGGGCCTTTGGGCTCCCCCGCAACTTCATATGATGAGCAATTTACGAATCGAGTTCATAAAGAACGATGCGGGCGTTGATCTGGTCGAGATACGCCGGGTCGGCGACAGCAATACGGTGCTCTACAAGGTTGCTGAAAAAGCGGATTTTCTGGAAGAAAACTTCCCGCTCGAATGGGCGGCTTACCAGAAAACCGGATCTGTATCGACGCCGAGTGCAGGGACGCCACTCACGGCGATCAAAGGTCTCGGCCCACGGCGTGCCTCGGTTCTGGAAAAGCAGGATGTTCATACCGTAGAGCAGCTTGCGGAATTGTCGGACGCATCAGCATCCTCGTTGGGTGCAGGCACGAGCGATCTGCGTAAAAAGGCGCGCGATCATCTGGCGGCGCTTGCGGGCATTGAACCAACCCGGACGGTGGGATGACGTTACTCACTATCTGTCAGGACGCGGCCAAGATCATAGGGATCACGGCACCCGATGCCGTGACGGCCTCGACGGATACGTCCGTGATTCAGCTTGAAGCGGCGGTCAACCAGGAAGGCCGCGCGCAAGTGCGCAAATACAAGTGGGAAGTTCTAATCAAGGAGGGAAGTCATACGACCCTAGCTGCGGAAAGCCAGGGAGCGATGACGAGTATTGCATCGGATTTCGGGCGCTTCTCAAATAACACGCTTTGGAACCGCACGACCGACAGAAAATACTACGGACCGATCACGGGGTCCGAATGGCAAGAGATCAAGGCCGTGGTATCCGGTGGCATCACAAATTATTTCCGCATACGCACCGGAAATTTGCTGATGAACCCGACGCCCACCGCAGGGCAATCTGTCAACTTTGAGTACGTCTCGAAAAACTGGGTCGACACCTCCGGTGGCAGCACCGCCAATGCGGATAAATTCAGTGGCGATAGCCAAACCACAGTGCTGGAAGAAGAATTGATTGTGCTGGGCGTTGTCTGGCGGTTTCTCAAACTGAAGGGGCTCCCCTACGAGCAGCAGTTCATGGACTATCAAACGCGCCTGACGGAATACACCAATCAGGACGGCGCGAAGCCGATTCTGCGCATGGCCGGTCCCAGCCGGGCGTTCCTGGCTTTGAACGTGCCAGAAGGAAACTTCACTCTCTAACCAGGAGGTCATAATGCCGAATTTTGGAGGCATGGCTTACAAGGCCAACCCGAAAGCCAGAACGGGCGGTGCATCGCCCTACGACAGCACCACCGTCCAGAAGCCCCCGGTCCACACGGGCGGCGCGTTCAACCCTGCTAAGGCAACCGACAATTTCACCGCTGCGTCAACAAAAGGCGGCGCGATAAAGGCCAACCCCGGTGCCAGAACCGCTAGAGGCGCCAAGCCCTACTAATGCTGGCACCGCTCCGCATCACGGGAGCCAACGCGACCGTCCCGGCACCGATCGGCGGATTGAATACGCGCGACAGCGTGGACCTTATTCCGCCCACGGACGCGATACGTCTGGACAATTTCTTTCCGGCGAGATCCCACGTCCAGGTCCGCAACGGATACGAGGACCATGTAACGGGTCTCCCGTCTACGGTCCAAAGTTTGATGGTCTACAATTCCGGCAGCGCGAACACGATGTTCGCCGCCAGCGGGACCGCCGTCTATAACGTCACGTCAGCGGGCTCGGTCGGGTCTGCGGTGATCACCAGCCTGTCGAACGCCAAGTTTCAATGGACAAACATGACCACCGCCGGCGGTTCGTTTCTGTGGATCTGCAATGGCGCGGATGCGCCTCGACACTGGAACGGATCGGCGTGGGCAACCCCGACTCTGAGCGGCGTCACGGCAACCGATATCGTCAACGTGGCTATTTTCAAGGAGCGTTTGTTCTTTGTTTTCAATAACTCCTTGACGTTTGGTTTTCTCGGAGTCAATGCGGTCGCTGGTACTGTCTCGGAGTTCAATCTCGGCAGTGTGTTCAGCATGGGCGGTCAGCTTCAGGCCATTGCGACATGGACGCGGGATGGCGGAGCAGGCCCCGAGGACAACTGTCTGTTCTGGACGGACCAGGGCGAGATGGCGATGTACGCCGGAACGGACCCTGGCGATGCGACCAAGTGGACGCTGGTCGGCGTCTACCGCGTCGGGCGTCCCATCGGACGGCGGTGCATCCTGAATGTCGGATCGGACTGCTATTTGATAACCGAAAACGGCGTGTTGCCAATGACCCAGGTTTTGGGGACTGGCGAGGCGGCACCAAACCAAGCCATTAGCGACAAGATCAGCCTGACCTATAACGAGTCCGTCGTTACTTATCG